ATCTCGATCGCGCTCCATGAGCTGTCGGCGATGCCGAAGGCGAGCCAGCGGCTTCTGGACGACAGCGCCTTCGACATCGAGGGGTGGCTTGCGGGGCGGATCGCGGACAAATTCGCGCGCGCCGAGGCGGCGGCCTTTGTCGCGGGCGATGGCGCCGACAAGCCGCGCGGGTTTCTCGACCATGCCAAGGTCGCCGAGAGCGGCTGGCAGTGGGGGCGGCTCGGCTATGTCGTGACCGGGGCTGCGGGCGATTTCGCGACGGCGAACGCGGCCGATGCGATCGTCGATCTCGTCTATGCGCTCGATGCGAGCTATCGGGCGAATGCGAACTTCGTGATGAACTCGAAGACCGCGGGTGCGGTGCGCAAGATGAAGGACGCGGACGGCCGCTTCCTGTGGTCGGACGGGTTGCAGGCGGGGGAACCCGCGCGCCTGATGGGCTATCCGGTGCTGATCGCCGAGGACATGCCCGACATCGGCGCCAATGCCTATGCGGTGGCCTTTGGCGATTTCCGCGCGGGCTACACCATCGCCGAGCGCCCGGACCTGCGCGTGCTGCGCGATCCGTTCTCGGCCAAGCCGCATGTCCTGTTCTACGCGACCAAGCGCGTGGGCGGGGCTGTGAGCGACTTTGCCGCGATCAAGCTGCTGAAGTTTGCGACGAGCTGATCGCGACGGTCTTGCGCCCGTGCCCCTGGCACCGGGCGCAAGGGCGGGCGCGCGCCGGAACTGGGGCGTCGTCTAGCTGCTCCACCTCCGGACGAGCGGCGTCGGAGCGCGCGCCCGCACCCATTCATCCTGCGGAGAGAGGCGATGAGACTGACCGAACGGACGCCGGTCCCCGACGCGGCGCTGCCTATCGAGGCGATGAAGGCGCATCTGCGGCTGGGCTCGGGCTTTGGCGACGAGGGGCTGCAGGACGGGCTGATCGTGGGATATCTGCGGGCGGCCCTCGCGGCAATCGAGGCGCGCACGGGCAAGGCCATGATCGCGCGGGGGTTCCGGCTGGAGCTTGAGGGCTGGCGCGACGCGGGCGGGCAGACCCTGCCGGTCGCGCCGGTCGGGCGGATCGAGGCGGTGCGGATCCTCGATGCGGCGGGGGGGGCGGTGACGGTCGATGCGGCGCGGCTGCGCCTCGTGCCCGATCCGCACCGGCCGCGGCTGGTGCCGGCCGGGACGGCGCTGCCGGCCGTGCCGACGGGCGGGCGGGCCGAAATCGACTTCGAGGCGGGTTTCGGCGCCGCCTGGGAGGCGGTGCCGCCCGATCTGCGGCAGGCGGTGCTGATGCTTGGCGCGCATTTCCACGAGTTCCGCCACGAGGCGGGGATCGAGCAGGGTGCGGCACCCTTCGGGGTGGCGGCGCTGATCGAGCGGTGGCGCAACGTGCGCGTGCTGGGCGGGGGAGCGCGATGAGGGCGCGGCGGCTCAACCGTCGGCTGGTGCTCGAGGCGGCGGCGCGGGTGCCGGACGGGGCGGGCGGCTATGCCGAGCGCTGGGAGGCGCGCGGGACGCTCTGGGCCGAGGTGGCCGCGGGCGCGGGGCGCGAGGTCGGGGTGGACCTGATCGCGCGCGAGCGGGTTTCGCTGCGGATCATGGTGCGGGGGGCGCCGGTCGGGGCGCCGTCGCGGCCCGTGGCGGGGCAGCGGTTTCGCGAGGGGGCGCGGATCTATCCGATCCTCGCGGTCGCCGAGGCCGACCCGGAGGGGCGGTATCTGGTCTGTCACGCCGAGGAAGGGGGCCGGGGATGAGCTATGCGGCGGCGGCGGCGGTGCAGGCCGCGATCTATGGCCGGCTTCGGGCCGATGCGGCGCTGGGCGCGCTGGTCGGCGAGGCGATCTTTGACGCGGTGCCGCCGGGGGCGCCGCCCGAGCTTTATGTCGTGCTGGGGCCCGAGGTCGTGCTCGATGCCTCGGACGCGAGCGGGCGGGGCGCGGAGCACCGGCTGACGGTGAGCGTCGTGAGCACGACGGGCTTTGCCCCGGCCAAGGCGGCGGCGGCGGCGGTGTCGGAGGCGCTCGAGGGTGCGGAGATGGCGCTCGGGCGCGGGCGGCTCGTGGGGATCTGGTTCCGGCGGGCCGAGGCGCGGCGGCGCGAGCAGGGCACGATGCGGCGGATCGATCTGTCGTTTCGCGCGCGGGTCGAGATCTGAGGCGGCCGGGCGGGGCCCGGCGCGCCAGTTTCGGAAAGGATGGACAGCATGGCGATTCAGCGCGGCAAGGACGTGCTCTTGAAGATCGACGTTTCGGGCGAGGGGCAGTTCGAGACGGTGGCGGGCCTTCGGGCGACGCGGATCAGCTTCAACGCCGAGACGGTCGAGGTCACGAGCCTCGAGAGCCCGGGGGGGTGGCGCGAGCTCTTGTCCGGGGCGGGGGTGCGGTCGGCGTCGATCTCGGGCTCGGGCGTCTTTCGCGACGCGAGCAGCGACGAGCGCGCGCGGCAGATCTTCTTCGACGGCGAGGTGGCGCGGTTCCAGGTGGTGATCCCGGCGTTCGGGATCGTCGAGGGGCCGTTCCAGATCACCGCGCTCGAATACGGCGGGCGGCACGACGGCGAGGCGACCTATGAGGTCGGCCTCGCCTCGGCCGGGGCGCTCGGGTTCACGGCGCTCTGATGGCCAATCCGCTGGCGGGCGAGGTCGAGGTCGAGATCGACGGCGTGCGGCATGTCTGCAAGCTGACGCTCGGGGCCATCGCCGAGATGGAGGCCGCGACGGGCGAGAGCGTGATCGAGATGGTCGAGCGGTTCGAGACTGGGCGGTGGCGGGCGCGCGACGTGCTGGCCGTGATCGTTGCGGGGCTGCGCGGCGGGGGCTGGCGGGGCGAGGCGGCGGCGCTGCGGAGCGCGCGCTTTGCCGGCGGGCCGGCGGGGGCCGCGCGGGCGGCGGCGGCGCTGATCGTCGCGGCCTTCGCCGTGCCGGGTGAGGGCGATGGCTGAGGCGCGGCGGATCGACTGGGGGGGCCTCATGCGGGCGGGGATGGCGGGCCTCGGCCTCGCGCCGGATGTGTTCTGGCGCCTCTCGCCCGCGGAATTGCGGATGATGCTCGGGCTCGGGCCGGCGGCGGCGCCGCTGACGCGGGAGCGGATCGAGGCGTTGATGCGGGCCTTTCCCGACCGGGTGACGAAGGAGGGCGAGGATGGCTGAGGTGGAACGGCTGGGGGCGGAGATCGCAGCCCTCGAGGAGAGCCTCGGGGGGGCGGCGGCGGCGGCTGCGGTTCTGGACGGCGAGGCGCGGCGGATGGGCGAGGGGCTGCTGTTCACCGGCCGCGAGGTCGGCACGCTGACCACGCGCTTCGGCGGGGCGCTGCGGGGGGCCTTCGATGGCCTGGTGTTCGAGGGCGAGCGGCTGTCGGACGTGCTGCGCGGCCTCGGGCGGAGCATGGCCGAGAGCGTCTATGGCGTGGCGCTGCGGCCGGTGCAGGCGGCGCTCGGGGGGGCGCTGGCCGAGGGGATCAACACCGTCGCGGGGGCGGTGCTGCCATTCGCGCGCGGCGGAGCCTTCACCGAGGGGCGGGTCATGCCCTTTGCCGAGGGCGGCGTGGTGAGCGGGCCGGTGAGCTTTCCCTTGCGGGGCGGGCGCGGGCTGATGGGCGAGGCGGGGCCCGAGGCGATCTTGCCGCTCGCGCGCGGGGCGGACGGGCGGCTCGGTGTGCGGGCGGGCGGCGGCGGCGGGCGGGTGGCGCCCGTCACGATCAACATCAGCACGCCCGATGTCGCGGGCTTCCGGCGCAGCCAGAGCCAGATCGCGGCCGAGGTCGGGCGGCTTCTGGCGCGCGGGCAGCGCAACGGCTGAAGGCGGAGGGGACGGGATGGCGTTTCACGAGGTGCGGTTTCCCGCATCGCTGAGCTTCGGCTCGGTCGGCGGGCCGGAGCGGCGCACGGAGATCGTCGCGCTCATCAACGGGCACGAGGAGCGGCGGACGAGTTGGGCGCATTCGCGCCGGCGCTATGATGCCGGCATGGGGCTGCGCAGCCTCGATGACGTGGGCGTCCTCATCGCGTTTTTCGAGGCGCGCGGCGGGCAGTTGCACGGGTTTCGCTGGAAGGACTGGACCGACTACAAATCGAGCGCCGCGACCGCCGGGCCCGGCCCCGAGGATCAGCTGCTCGGGACGGGCGACGGGGAGCGGCGCAGCTTTGGGTTGCGCAAGGCCTATGCCTCGGGGGCGGAGGTCTATTGGCGGCCCATCGCCAAGCCCGTGGCGGGGAGCGTGCAGATCTCAATCGGGCGGCAGCCGGTCCTCGAGGGGATCGACTGGAGCGTCGACACCGCGAGCGGGATCGTGACCTTTGCCCAGCCGCCGGCCGTCGGGGCCGAGGTGCGCGCGGGGTTCGAGTTCGACGTGCCGGTCAGGTTCGACACCGACCGCATCCAGACGTCGGTCGCGAATTTCCAGGCGGGCGAGGTGCCGAGCGTGCCGGTCATCGAGGTGCGGCTGTGAGCGGGGTCGCCCTTTGCTGGACGCTCGCGCGGCGCGACGGGGTGGTACTGGGGTTCACCGACCATGACGCGGATCTGGTCGTGGGGGGCGTGCCGTGCCGGGCCGCGACGGGCTGGACGGCCTCGGCGCTCGACGAAAAGACGGGGCTGGCCGTCGGCAACACCGAGGTTGCGGGCGCGCTGAGCGATGCGGGCATCACCGAGGCCGACATCCTGGCGGGGCGGTTCGACGGCGCGCGGATCGAGGCCTTCGAGGTGGAATGGTCGGGGTCCGGCGCGGCGCGGCGCGTCTTTGCCGGGACGATGGGCGAGGTGACGCAGGCGGGCGGGGCCTTTCGCGCCGAGGTGCGGGGCCTGGCCGAGGGGCTGAACCGGCCGATCGGGCGGGTCTATCAGCGGCGCTGCTCGGCGGTGCTGGGGGACGGGCGCTGCAAGGCGGATCTGGCGCAGGCGGCGTTTTCGGCCGAGGCGGTGGTGATCTCGGCCGTCGAGGCGCGCGATTTCGTGGTCGATTCCGGGCGGGTCTTTGCGGCGGGCTGGTTCGAGGGGGGGCGGATCCTTGTCCTCGAGGGTGCGGCGGCGGGGCTTGCGGGGGTGGTGAAGGCCGACCGGGCGGAGGGGGGCGTGCGGCGCGCGCTCGGGCTGTGGTCGGGGTTGCGGGCCGACGTCGCGCCGGGGACGCGGGTGCGGATCGAGGCGGGCTGCGACAAGCAGGCCGCGACCTGCCGCGCGAAGTTCGGCAATTTCGCGAATTATCGCGGCTTTCCGCATGTGCCGGGGGATGACTGGCCGCTGGCCTATCCGGCGGCGGGAGGGGCGCATGACGGATCGAGCCGGGGTTGAGGCGGGCGCGCGGATCGTGGCGCTGGCACGGGGCTGGATCGGGACGCCCTATGTGCATCAGGCGTCGGTCCGGGGGGTGGGGACGGATTGCCTCGGGCTGATCCGCGGGGTCTGGCGCGCGGCGATCGGGCCTGAGCCCGAGGCGGTGCCGCCCTACACGCGTGACTGGGCCGAGCCCGCGGGCGAGGAGGTGCTGCTTGCGGCCGGGGGGCGCTGGCTCCGGCCGCGGGGCGAGGGCGCGGCCCAGGCGGGCGACATCCTCGTCTTTCGCATGAAGGCCGGGGGGATCGCCAAGCATCTGGGCATCGCGGCCGAGAC